TTAACGCGCTCCTTGGCGAACTCCATCATTGTGTCTTCGGTGGCTTCCAACTGGGCTAATTCCTCGGACTGTATGCGGAGTTGCTTCTCTAATTCGGCGAGACGGTCTTTGGCACTTTTGACGTATTCTTCTTTCGCAAGTTCGGCCTTAATGCTGTCAATGTCGACCATCATTCCGCGCTTAACAGATGCGAGTTCGCCCGTGTCGGACATGTCGTCCTTAGCCTCCGCCTCGATTTCAGATTGTAGTGCCTTGGCCTTGTCTTTTAGTTCAGCCAGCTCCTTGTCTGACGCCATTAATGGTGTCGCGTCGGGGGCTGCCAATTCCTTATTGAATAAGGGTTTCGCTGCGTATTCCTTGATAGCCACATCATTATTGGCGATGCAGCCTTGTAAGGTTTTGATTTCAGCCTCAACGGCTTTCATCTTTTCGGAATTGGCCTTTCCGCGTGTGGTGTTGTCTTCTAGCTTTTGTTTTTTCTCTTCATTGAAATGCTCGGTCATTTCGCGCTGCTTAGCCTCGATGTCGTCAATGTCGAAGTGTCGGTGGCAGGTGGGGCAGACGAAATCCTTATCGTCAAAGGTGAGCTGTGACTTGTTGATTTCTTGCCATTCGGCAATCATTTCCTCGCGTACTTTGGCGTACTTGTCCAGCTCTTGCTGTTTGTTGGCAATTTCCTTTTCTGCTCGCGCGATTTCGCCTTTCAAAGTGTCGACCTGATAGTGCAGCTCCTGCTGCTTATTCAGCTCCTCGCGATACCCCTTGTAGGCCTCATCCTTGATTTCGGCTTTGCGCTTGATGATTTGGATGTTGATGTCGCCAAACTCGCGCGACTTTTCCAAGCGCGCCCCCATCTTGTCGTTATACGCCTTGGTGATGTCGGCAATCTGCTCTTCAACCTTGGCGAGTTCGACCTTTTTTTGTTCTAGTTCTGCCCTTAGCCCGTTAAAATTTATAGGCTTGCCGTCCCTGTCGCATTCCATTGCGGTGATTTGTCGCTGACACTCGTCCATGCGCTCGGGTATGGCATCAACATCAGCCTTGATGCGTTTCTTCTTGGCAGCGACCTCTCGCTTGAACTCCTCCATCGTTTTGCCCGTCATTTGGGCAAGGAGGTCTTGGAAATTCTTGTAATCCTTGGCGACCTCCTCGTCCGTCACTTCGCCTGCCATGCGAAACAGCATTGCACGCTGCACGTCCGCTTTTTGCGATGAGAAATAAAGCGGGTTTGTGATGAACTTAAACACTTGTTCGGGGCATATACTCTCTATCTTCTCTGCCCAGTCTTTTACGGACATTGGTACATCGTTGTATAGGCGTTCTTCTTCGTGTCCAGTCATTTCTTCTGTGGTTGTACCGCGTTTCTTTTGCCATTTCTCCGTAAAGCGACGCGTCAAGGTGGTTTTCTCGCCGTCTACATCCAGCACGCCCGAAACTTCGTGGGGCAAGCGTGGGATGGTTTGTCCATCCTTTCCGTAGGTCTTGATGCCGAACTGCTTTCTTTCCTTACTGTCTTTGCCGAACAAGAGCCACGTAAACGCGTCAAAGATGGTGGTCTTACCAAGGCCGTTTCGCCCCGAAATGGTGGTTATACACTCGTTGAAATCAATCGTTAGATTTCTGATGCCCTTGAAGTTGATAAGGGACAACTTTTTTATTACAATTCTCTTCATTTTGTTTTAGGTTTTATCTTTACATTCTGTTTAACACCACGTGTGTCGTGGCCTTGTTGTTTATCTCTTCATTGGTCGGCACACGTCGGCTAAGCTGCCAATCCTCGATTTCCGACTTTTTGAAGTAGACTTTATTGCCCCTGCGATAGTGCGGTATCTCGCGGTCGCAAACCATGTGGCGTACACGGCTTGTCGATATGCCCAGCAATAAGGCCACTTCGTCTGTTGTAAACACGTTCTTCGAGCCGATGGTGATAAGCCGCTCGATGCGTGCTAGTCTCTCGTTCACTTCCATACGTCAGTCCTCCTTGGCCAAGTTCTTTAATTCGGGGATAGAGCCGTTAGCAAACCATCGCTTAGCCAGCCGATAGAAAGCATATAAAGCCACTATCCCAATTACTTTTGATATGGCGAACTCGACCAGCCATTGCGCCCCCTTGCTGCTTGGTTCTGAAAACAAGCCTAAGATGGCAAGGAAAGACACCAGCATCAGTGCGTGATAACGCCAATTTGTTATTATCCTTATCATAGCTGTATCTTTATGCGGTTCTTTCGATTAAGGGCAGTATGCCTGCCTCTTTCAGGGCGTTGTACAAAAACATCCGTCCTCGCTGCGTCCATTCTGTCGACAATCGTGTGTCGGGGCGTCCGTCCGAATGTTGAAACGCGATGGTCTTACTATGCACATACCCCTTACCCATGAATTCGGTGTACAATATCCATTGTCCGTTTACCTTGCGCTGGATGCGCATTTCTTTCAGCCGCTTGTTGAAGCTTACGGCAGACATTCCGTAATCGGCTGCAACTTGCGTAGTGGCCAATGTCCCCTTACTTTCAAGGATAACGTTAAGGTAATCGTTGCCTTTTTGCATTTGGGCGATGAGCTTTTTTTGCTCGTTGTTCTCGACTTGAAGCTGCTTAACCTTTTGTTCTGCAAGTTCTATGCGTTTTTGAAGTATCTGTTGTGAGCGCATGAGTATGTAATCTTCGCTTTTGAGCAGATTTTCGCGCTTATTGAACTCATTGATGAAAGTTTCCTTGAACTTTCCTGCTTTTTCTCCCGTATACCCCATTACAAGAAAAGAAAAACCGTCCTTGGTCATTTCATACATACGGTATGTTTGACCATTCTGCGGATGAGTGTAGGGGGTGTCGCCAAAATTGGCGAGACGGAAAGTTTCTGAACATGAAAGGTTTTCAATATCCCGACAAACCTTGCTATGCTCCTTGCCGAAAACCTCTGCCACGATAAGTGAGGTCGTTACGTCTCGGCCTGAACTGTTGATTTTAACCAATTCTTTCATAATCACTATTTTGTGGGGAAAAGCTGTTCTGCATCACACTTGAAGTGCTGTGCCATGATGGTTCTCGCTAGCTCATCAGGGACTTGTCTCCCCGTTAGCCACATTTTAACCGTGTTGGTTGAACGGTGTGTGATTTCGGCCACCGTTGCTATGAAGTGTTGTGCGGCCGTTGGTTTGTCCCTCTCGGCTTCGTAAAGCTCTTTAAATGTCTTGTTGTTCATGTTTTTTATGTTTTCTTTTTATACGAGGCTCGCCATAAAGCCCCAATCCTCGTTTTCGTAGGTGATGCCAAGGTCATCAACGATATTCCACCCGTTCTCGGGGCTTCTCCCGTGATTGACCGCGTTCTTGCAGGCTACCATCAGATTTTCGAACCTAAACACACTCCCGTTCTCATTGAATAGAACGCACTCTCCAGCTTTCAAGCCAGCCGTCAATTCGTCAATATTTCTCATTTTTCTTCTTGTAATTTTGTTTTTGTCAAAAAATATTCTTACATTTGCGCGATAGTTTTAAATCGCGATGCAATTTGATTTTGTATTGTGATGCAAAGATAAACAAGAAAATTGTTGTATCCAAGAAAAATAACAATAATCTTGTTTTAATTAACCTTTTTAAACAATTATCTTGTTGTATTTATGACTAAAAGTGAACGCTTCGGAAAAGCCATAAACTACTTGCGAATGCAGGGTGTGATTGCGAAGAATGAGGATGTTGCCACAAGAATGGGGGCAGACCCATCTAATGTCTCAAGGTCTATAAAAGGTACGGGGAATTACCCTAGTGATAGTTTCCTGCGTCGGTTCAACCAATCATTCGACAACATTTTCAGTTACCAATGGCTCTGTCTCGGTGAGGGACAGATGATTAACGATGAAGCACAGACGGAATTATTAAGCCAAAGGTTAGGCCGAACTGCTAGTGTCGGCCTCTCTGATGAAGTATATTCCATTCCGTTGCTTCCCGTATATGCACAAGGCGGCTCGCTGAACGACTTCATCGTATCTGTCAAGGAAAGTGACTGCGAATGGATAATATCGCCTATCAAGGGTGTGGACTACGCCATAACGGTGTCGGGGGAGAGCATGTCGCCTGAATATCCCTCGGGCTCGCAAGTGTTGATAAAGAAGATAAATGAGCGTGCGTTCATCGATTGGGGGCGCGTATACGTGTTGGACACGTGCAACGGCACGGTAATAAAGCAGTTGTTTCCGTCGGATGCGGCAGGACGTGTCGTGTGCAAATCAATAAATCCCGAGTATCCATCTTTCGAGGTATCGATGGAGGATGTGTATGGAGTATATAGGGTACTGATGTGTATGAGCATGAAATAGGCAGAGAATATTGTAAACACTACAAGCATGTATGGCTAAGTTCCGTAAATTCAATTGATAACCCAATATAAATAACTGGTAAACAGATTAATGAAATGAAAAAATTACTATTTCTAGCAATAATGTCTCTTGCCTTGTTCTCTTGCAGCAAGAGTAATGATGATGAAGATAAGGACGCTTACCGCCCAGAAGTGGTGGAGGTGCTGAAAGTATTGGAGGGCAAATGGCAAGGTGAGGGCGGAGCGTCCGATGAAGTCTTGACGTTCACCCCGTTCGGTAAACAGAAATGGATAGAGGGTGCGGCAGGTGGCGTTATGTGGTTTCATGGAAACGCCACACGTGAATTTGTGTACATTGATAATACTCCGCAAAAATGGAACATGTATTTCAATGTCGACCCGAAAGAAAAGAAAATAGGGATGAACGAAACCACTCCTGATGGTAAGTACAGTATCGTGACGACAAAAGAATATTCGTACACGATAATAGACAATAACACCATCGAGTTACACGACAAGTCACTGTCATGGATGCATGTATATAAGTATCATCGGATAAGATAACAAGACTATGAGCAGCCCACGCGCATACAGCCAAGATACATAGAAAAAGAAAGAAATAAGTATCTTTGTAGATTAGAAAAATTACAAAAAAAGATATTATGAGGAAATTATATTCAATTATAGCCCTAATCGCGCTATTGGTAGTGTCTTGTTCAAAAGATAATGACAAGGAGTTTGTCTTCGATAAAACATTTGGCGACATCAACAAGGTAGCCAACGTTTTGAATGGCAAGTTTTTGGGTGAACAGATAACGAGCGGTGATGGCTGGAATAAGAAGTGCGAAATTACATTTACCCCCTACTCTACGCCAATAATAGAAGAATGGGAAAACAGCGGAGTTGTTAGCAGGGTAAAGATTTTTGGCGAGTGTGATGTATTAGAATATTATAGCGACCACTTGTTAGAGACAAAAGAACATTGGAGATATAGCGTGGAAGACAAGTTCAATGGTAATTCGTTTCGACTAAAATTCTACCCAAAGCTTATTGGTAAGACAGTTTCGCGAGACATTAAGATAAAGGATGCATCCTCGTTCGAATATAATGGGATGCTTTTTGTGAAACAGAAATAACAAGACCATGAGCAGCCCACGCGCGTACAGCCAAGACACATTGGCGATTATGGAGCGGTTTTTCACCGCCTTTTCTGCCTGCGTCGAGCAGGGGCTTATAAGGACGGCCAAGGACTTTTGCGAAACGAACAACATTGCCCGCCCTCACTTCTATGCCCAGCGAAAGCACCGCGGGCGCGGTTTCTTCGAGGCTGGATGGTTAAGCCTACTTGTGCGCGACTACGGGGTTTCGGCCAATTGGCTGCTGACGGGCAAGGGTACGATGTTTGTGCAATAATCCAACCATATTCAGTATGAAAGGGATATTTACAATCTTGTTTTTGGCGTGCTTTTTTATCAGTACTGCGGCAAGGGGCGGCAAGCAGGTAGAAGAAACGGCAAGTCCTACATTCGGCGTGACTGTCGAGAGGGAGTGCGGTGTTGTTATCATAGAAAAAGAAGTCTACCACAACGCTACCATAGAATTAAAGGCTGCCGAACTCGGAGACTTGTTTGTGGAGGGCGTTAAGGTGACGGTATGGGATGAAAACGGGAATAAAATCTATAAGAAGCGATTTTCAAAATCATTCTTATACGCTTATTCTGATGGAAGCATATACATTGCGCGAGGAAATGCACTGACGCAGGTTCAGGTGCGCAAGGGCAGCAGCGGAGAATGGGAGGCGAAGATAAGGGCAAAAGGGATTTACTGACAAAAAAGAGGGTATACCAAAATAATGGCACACCCTCATTTAACTCAAACGAAATCTAATGTCTTACCCAACGCCCTCGCGATGGCTGCCAGTGTGTCGAGGCCGACACTATGTCGTCCACTCTCTATTCGGCTAATGTGAAACCGCTCCAAACCGCACCTTTCACCCAATTGCGCTTGGGACAATCCCGCCTCTTGGCGCATTGAGGCAATCTTTTGCCCGATGCGCTCTCTTTCTGATAAAGTCTTTATTACAGCCATTCTTCATCCTCCTCTTGCATTTCATTGTCCGCCATTGTGGCGAACTTCATGTAATATTCGCATGCAGGCTTAATAATGGTATCTAATATGTATGCTCCATCTATTTCCTTGTCAAATGTCGTACACACATGTAACAGAGCCACGAGGTGTTCTGTTTCGCCAAAGATGTTCTCGTACTCGAACTTGTGGTATAGCGTATCAGGTTCATAGTAATATACGTTTTCGCACTCCAATATCTCAATGACGGACATCGAGCGGAAGTGTATAATTACATTCCGCCCTCTTAGTTCGCCATTCAAGTCATCTGAAGCAAACCCGAATTCGGGCAATGTTAATGCGATAAGCTCCTTAGCCATATTATTCTTTATTAAGCAATTCAATCGACACGCCTAGCGCGTTGGCTACGGCTATTAAGTCTACTAGTTTTATGTTATTCCGCCCCTTTTCAAGGCGGATTAATTCGCCAATGGACATGTCTGCCTGTTCGGCTAGTTGTTCGGGGGTTAACCCTTTTTCTTCGCGCAGGGATGCAACACACACGCCGATGCGCTTACGTTCACTCTTAATCATATCTTTGTAAAGCCCCGATGCATAACCACATCGGGGCTTTTGTTTTATTCTTCAACAACTGCGATAACGTACTCCCAAACGTCCTCACGATACTTCATTAGTTTCTTAGGTGATTTGAACGTGTAAGCGTTCTCCCTATCTTCGATGAGAACCTCGTCTTCTCCAAGGTCTTCAATCTCTTCGAATACCTCTTTGCGAGAGGCGATGTAAGCCTCAATCTCATCGAAGTTATCAAATTCCTTGATAGTGTCGTATAGGTCTTCGCGCTCTGCGAATTCTTCAAAAGAGCATTTCTCCCACACGGTGTTATCTTCGCAGTAAACCTCATTGGCCGTCCATTCGTTGTACATGGTGTTGTTGTTACGCTCGTAAAACTGCCATCCGTCACGAATACGGATACATTCAACCTCCAAGTTCAATGTCTCGGCCATTTCTTTTGCCTCTTCGTAGCTGTCAAAGCCGATAACGGCCTTTTTTACACATTTGGGATAACCATTCATCCCAATAGTAGTTTCAACCACTTGAAGTCCTTGTCTCAATTCTGCAATCTTCATAATTGTAAGCCGTTGTTTCGGTCTGGCACCGACCTTTTTAAAATTAAACTTATGTCTTATTGACAATGCAAAGTTACAAACTTATTCTAATGTTACCAAATATTACAACAAGAAATTTTGCAAAACCACGTGTTTTTAACTTTTATTTTCATTTACGAGTATATTCGGGATGCTTGAAACCGCTTTTTGCTTATTCTTATCAAGCACCTTGGCGTATATCTGTGTCGTGGACAATTCCCGATGGCCAAGTAGTTTTGACACCGTGTATATATCCGTACCGAGGTCTAGCATCATTACGGCGAACGTGTGGCGCGCGCAATGGAATGTTATCTTTTTATTAATGCCAGCGCGTAGCACCCACTCGCGGATAGCCGTATTCGTACAAGTAGGGGAGTGTATTTCGTCAAAGACACGTTCTTCGGGTCGCCCACGCTTGCCCATCAGCTCGGCTGCCTGTTCCGTAATGTCCAGATACTCTTGTCCATTCGTCTTTTTCTGCTTGAAGATAATGCGCGTATATTCACCCTGTTGAAAGACTTCGCTCCACGTCATACGTATAATGTCGCTTCTGCGTAGCCCTGTCAAACAAGAGAATAGGAACGCACGCTTGATATTGGGGTATTCACAATCAGTCTGGGCAAGCCTCCGCACCTCTTCAAGCGTCAGATACATGCGCATTCCGTCTTCTGGCTTGAAACTTTCAATGCCCCGCATCGGATTGTGGGGGATAACTCGCTCTTCAAAGGCTTGGTTAAGGCACGCACGCAACTTATTGAAATAGGACAGCTTTGAATTTCGTGCCAATGGCTTGTCCTTTATCCGCTTGCGGTAATCGTTGCCCCATGCTACCGCGTCATGTTCAAGGTAGTCTTTAAATCCTTGCACCCATTCGGGCGTTATTTGGGCAAACGTTATTCTCTCGTTCGGCTCATATTTCAGCATGTGTCGTAGGCATGAATACCAGTTGCCCCAATTTCCCCTGCTTTCTTCGTTACCACGCCGTTTCGCGCACATGGCGCGGTAGTAGTCATAGAACAGCACTTCGGTGTTGTAGTGGTCGTTAAAATCGTACTCTCCATTTTGCAGGGCAACAATGCGCTTTGACTTGATGGAATTAGCCAATTGCAGCGTCTGTCTATTCATCTCCCTGTCTGCCTTGCTCCTTTCAGGAATTAGGTACATTTTTAAAAATTCATATTCGCGCTTGCCATTTCTGTAAATGTCTAGATACAGACTGATGTTTCCGTTAGCCAAATTCTTCTGCCGCAGCCTTATCGGTTCTTTTATTCCTTTCATAACTTGGTTTATTTGCGTTTAAAATGTGACTTTGTTACCGATTTTTAAAGGAGTAACAAATTGGTAACACAAATATAGCATATTAATGGCATACGCATAGCACAATGGTGATTTGTTTTATTTTTCTTAACCATCTTAAAATCCCCTTATAATAGGCTACTGGCGTGCACTATATGGCTAACGACGTGCGTTTTGTTTTTAAATAAAANCAAGAAATGATTGCCCGTGGCATAACAGACGAGACACTAAACACCATCCGAAAATGTGGAGTAGACCTCGACTCTTGGCTTGAAGGTTTTAAGGATACGCATACTTCTGTGCGCAAAACTGTTGATACGATCAAAACTCATCCACTAGTTCCAAAAGATGTTGTGGTTCGAGGGTTCATTATTGATTCTGAAACGGGAGCGCTAGAAGAGATTTTCTAAGCAGTTTGCATCTTTAAACGAGCTTTCTCCAAATGGTCAATGCCTTGTTAAAGAAGGTTCTGCTAGGCATATTTGTTCCTTTATTTGGCACAGACTTCCTACCTGCTTATAGGCATTGTTGTAGCTCTAATAAGTTATTGCATAGTGCTCAAAGCAAGTTTCCAAATGCAAACTTGTCTGCTGGNAAGATGTTGTGGTTCGAGGGTTCATCATTGATTCTGAAACGGGAGCTCTAGAAGAGATTTTCTAAGCAGTTTGCATCTTTAAACGAGCCTTCTCCAAGTGGTCAATGCCTTGTTGGAGAAGCTCAACTAAGGTATGTTTGCTCCTTTCTTTGGTGTAAAATTTCTACCTATTTATAGGCATTGTTATAGCTCTATAAGTTATTGCATAGTGCTCAAAGCAAATTACCAAAAGCTAACTTGTCTGCTGATCTAAAC